TGGAAGTTAGTAGCTTCACCTGTTCCATCCCATGTGTACTCACCAAACTCGGCAGAAGTTATTAGAGCACCCTTAATTATCCACTCACTGACTATATCACCAACAGGACCCAAAATGTTAATGGTTAAGTCCTTCTTGTAGAAGTCAGAGTAACCGTTTCTACCAGTTACTGATTCATGGTGCAATCTTACCCACTCCATTACGGCTTGAGCACCGGAAGGAGTAATTGGATCATATAAAGTCATTGTTAAATCGTTCCAGGTAGTTCTACCTTTTACTTTTCTATAAATGTTTATATGGTTAAGAGTTACTACTTCTTGGGCTAGGCCAACCGCGGATACTCCTTTGATTATATACGATGGAAAACCGTCTACTAAAAGGATAAAGCGGTTTGTTTGTTTGGGTTCAAACGCTGTTGTGAATATTTCGTTGGGATCTAATACTGCCATTTTATTTGTTTATTATAAATATGTTAGACTTTAATTTTTATCAGACTGGGAACTCGGCTCCTGTTGGTAATACGTTAAAGTCTAGGATTATAAATTCTGCTGTCTTGGTTGGTTGTAAGAACAATTGACCCACTAACTGGTTTCTATCAATAACGTCTGGTGTGTTATTTGTTTCATCCATTACTACTCTAAAGGCGTATAAACCTTGTTTTTGTTGTACGCTTTCTAAGAATGGATTAACTTGTGTTAAGAAGTTATTTCTAGTAGCTAAGCTGTTTTGCTCAAATACTAAGTTTTGAGAAACTTGGCTAATAAAGCTCTTAACTGAGATTAGCAATCTTCTTACGTTAATTCTATCAAGAGCAGTTGCGGCTTTTTGTAATGTTTTCTGTCCAAATACTACTACTCCTGTGTTCGGGAAGGTAGCGATTGGGTTCACATTAGCATTATACAATACATCTCTATCAGCTCTCTGTAGGTTCTGTTTTGCACGAACTACAGTTGGTAAACTACCTCTATTTAATCCAGCAGGTGCGAACCACGTCTCACTTGTCTTATCGTTAAAGGCATATACTGAAGGGATTAATGTTGAAGCAGGAACCCATACTAACTTACCAGTATCTGGATCTTTGGTTTGTAACCAGGGCCAGTAAGTAGCTGCATATGATGAGTTTCTAGCTCCGGCACGGGTAATTGCTTGGTTTTTATTTTCGCTATATGAAGCAAGATCAACTACTGTAATAGCGTCTGTTCTTTCTTCTTGCTTTGTAATTACATCTGTAATAACTGAAGCGTGGCCCGTTAAACCGTCTATTACCCCAGGAATTGTAATTACATTGTATAGGTACTGGTCTTTATTAGCAAGTATAGCAAGTGATTGTGTGTAGTCACTTGGGCTTAAACCCTGTGTATTAGTGCTGTTTATATTATCATAAAATCTAGCATCGTCTCCAAAATTAGCACCTGTTGCGCTGCTAAATGATTCACTTTGTACCGTAGGTATAGATGCTGTAAAGCTTTGATTTGAAATAGCACCTTGTGCATCTAAGTAACTTGGGGTAGTACTTGCTACACTTTGCACGTACACTAAATTACTAATATTTGGATAATCTCCAACTACCTGAATATAAGGGTTTCCTGCGTCATCTGTGGCGATTTGTTTATATTGGTTACCAATTGCCTTTTCAATGTAATTATCAGCTTCGGGATCTAATGAAATATTGTTGTACTGTTCTAATACAACTTTTTCTCTTGTTGAATCATTACCCCTTCTAACTAATAAGTTAAATGTGCCAGATGAAGTATCTTGAGAAGAAATTTCAATTCTTAAATTATCTTTACTTCCACTTTCTAATACTCCATTTGCATCTAATGAACCTGTACTGTTTTGTATATCACCCTTAGCTATAGTAGCTAATGTGAAAGCAGTTGCATTAACGGCATCAGTACCCCCTGTAAAAGAAGCTGAATTTATTTCTTCTTCGTTTAATAGGGTAGATAATGACCCTGAAAAGAGTTGGTAGCTGTTGCCTCCTGTTCCAGCTTCGGCGTCAAAAATTGTAATATTACCTCCATCTGTACTTGCACTGAAATAGGTTGAACCATTTGTATTAATTTCAGTAGCTAAGGCTGTAGCTGAGCCATCAAAATAGTACAAGTTTAATGAAGGGACATCTTGGGCAGCAGAATTAGATACAAAGAAGAAATTTGTAACACCCCCATCAATTGTTAATCTAATGCCTTCATTGCTTGCTGTGATACTACTAGTAACGCCTGCTAGCACCCCAGTTGAAGCTTTAGTTCCTGCAGCATCAACATTAGCGTTAGTAATGGGAGAAGTAGCAGAAGTAAAAGACCCACTTACGGCACGAGTAATTAATAAGGTATCACCTCCTTGGTTAAAGTAATTATATGCGGAAATAGAAGTTAAGTAAGTATAATTTACGCCTCCACTTATAATTGTAGATCCAAATTTATTTTTAAAGTCACTATATGAAGTAACTATTGTAGGAATACCAACAGGACCTTTAACTGTAGGGCCTACAAGAGCCGAACCTGCCTCAACAGGTTGGGATGTAATTAAAGACTGGTCGTTTTCTCGGGTAAATACGCCAGGTGATACTATTTGTTCTGCCATGATGTGTCGTTATTTTTACAATAAATATTATATTTTTTCTTAAAAATTAATTTACCTTAGTAAATGTTCCTTGATCAATATCAATAGAACCATTTCCATATTTTTTACTTAATTCTGCCCCCGCTTTTTCTTCTTCTTTTTTTAAGTTTTCGAGATCTTCAATAATTTTTTCTTTTTGAAGTTCTAGTAACTGGAGATTATATTCTACTCTGCCTAAAGAAGAAGCGATGTCTAATTGGCGGGTTTGTAAACTTTTTAAAGTGTTAATTTCTTCTTGCAATAACTTAATTTGTTCCATAGTACTTATTTACCAATAAATACGTCGGGGTTTGTCAACCCATCAGAGGGGTCGAAAGATTTAGGTTGGACATTATTAACATTTCCACTTACTGTTTCGTTGTTAAATATAACTTGACCTGTAGAAAATCTTACAGGGTTTGTAGTTAAATCTTTTTGAATTATATTAGGTATGATATACCCATATAAATTTATATCAAAATTTGCTCTTACTGATCTTATATCTCCTGCGGGCATTTCTACTGGGGTGGAAAATGAATCAATGGTAGCTTTAAATTTGAATCTTTCAGGATCACCCCAGTATGAATCTGAGGAGTAGTTTATTGCTTCAATTATCCCATTTAATTGTTCTACATAATAAGTGTAGATTATACAACTATAAACTAAATCTACATAATCAGGAACTACAATTGCATAATTTTTAGTAGTAGGTTTTCTGTTATTTAAAACATCAAAATTACTATAAGAATTAGATTTATTATACCTTTTTTGGAAGTATTCTAAATTGTAAGGAGCATTAGCATCTAACTTATTAGTAACAGATCTATTTTTAGTAATAGTGTTTCTTCTAAACATAATAAGTGGTGACATAATTTTACCACTTTTATCTCTAATAAATCCATCTGCTTGCACCCCTTTCCATCTTTCAGGATTACCGTACATAACGGGTACTTCAATCCTTTGCCCATTTTGCATTACAAAAGGTTTAATAACATTTTTAAAGTAATACATTATAGACTCATCTATATCTTTAATACCAATAGAAAAGGGCTTTACATTGTCTCCTTTCATAGAGGTTTTTTTACCTCTATTTAGGTCAGGAGACACATTAGGATTACCTCTTCCTAATGGTTCATAAGGATTGGGTAAGCTATTAGCTATTTCTTTTTGTTTTTTAGGGATGGGTGTTCTTCCTTGTGTAGCCATTATAATCTTTCTCTAGTAATACCAGGTAAATCCGCAGGTACGTGTATGGTGTTAACGATAATTGACCAGTTAGCACCAAACTGTTCTAACCTAGGATTAAGAGGGTTGGTTTCATTTGGGTAGTCTGGGTTTTTACCTAAGATGTATTGGTTAGAATTTGTTGTGGTTATCTCATAATAACCATCTTGGTACATTATGTAGTCTCCTACTTCGGGTACTACATTAGCGTCTACTAAATCTTCTCTTAAAAATCTAAATTCAATCCCCCAACTAAAATTTACACCTAAATCACTTTCACCGTATTCTTGGTCTTGTCTATTTACTAAGCAATTAAATAATACAGGGCCCATATAGTACTTATCTTCGTTGGCTTCACCATAAATGTTAAATACAGTTTCGTCTAACTTAAATTTATAAAAAGAACATTGTTGAGTAATAACATCTCCCATTAACTCACGGTTAACAGAAGTAAATAGGTTCATATCACGTTGACGTCCAAATAAAGCCATTAGCCAATATAAATTACATAAGGTACACTAGATAATTCCTTTTGTAAAAACTCAGCTTCATTAGCTTTTTTTTCTAATAACTTAACTCTAGAGGTTTCATCTAAGTAACCTCTTAATCTTTCTATAAGTGTTGTTTTTTCAGCAGTAGCGGCTGATAGTAGATCACTTTGGTTTAATGTAACCTCAGCGTTAGGTATAGGTACTGTAGAGTATTTACCTCTAATATATCCTAGCATTTCTTTACATAATGCTAAAGTGTATTCAAATACCCATTGTCTACCAATAGAATTTATGTAAGCATAAGTAGGATTAGTATAGGGCACAGTGCCTACATCTGTGATTACCCCTATTCCGGCACTACCCGATACAATAGGGTTGTTTCTATCGGATTTTTTAAGGTATTTAAAAAATAAAGTTTCTCCATTTCTATTAGGAATAGGAAATATTCTTAATTGGTTATTAATTAATTCAAAGCTATAATTAGATTTTCTAATAGTATCATTAAAATTAATAGCTTGAATTTTTTGCAAATCATAATTAATAGGCATTAATAAAAAATTAATACCTGGGGTGTAGTTGCCAAATCCAAACGCATCCAATAGTCCTTGCACATCAGTGCCGGTGCCCGCATAAGGGTCAAAATAACGCACAATAGCAGGCTCGGCTTCATAATATATTTTTCGTATCTCAATGTCGGAAGCACTAATATTATTTTCAACGGCCCATGCCTCTAAGTCATAAGTTTGTACTGAAGAAGTGAGTGCTATACTTCCTTGGTACCAGGTAACATCACCACCCACTCCTGCTTCAGAACCATATTGTTCTGCTATACGAACTATTTGTCCTAAATTTGGTTTTTGTAGTTGGTAATTTAAGTTAGAACCCGTAGTAGCACCTTCTAAAGCTAAGTAATTTTGTGATACTTGGTAGGCATATACTTCATTACCATACGTAGTTATGGCTTCTTCAAAAGCAGTATAAAAATTTACATCTTGTAATTCAATATCCGTTAAAGGATATCCTAAACGGCGGGCACAAAATGTTGCTACTCTATCAGCGTCTTGCTGAAATTCAATATCATTGTCATAGAAACCAAATGGGGTTTCTCCAGGGAAAAATGAGGATGATCCGGGCCAGATTGCTGCGTTGGGCATGTTGTTTATTTATAAATATTAAATCTTTTTAACAAGTGCTTTAAAGGTATAACCTGATCCATTTGTAACACTTACATCTACATTACCACCATTAAAAGAGGCACTAATTGAAGGTACCGTTGAATCTCCACCAATAGCTTTAGTTGAAGTATCTGTAAAATCCATACTATTATTGTCTTGGGTAACAAAAAATTGTCCAGTACGACATCCTACACCTGCGTCTAATAAAACATAATCATATATAGCTCCATTAAAAGAACCGGTTGCAAAAC